GGAAATCACCTGCCCCGGGCGGCGCGGACGGGGACCAGAGGTATATCGTCCCGGGCCAAATCTGGCCGTTCTCGTCAATCATGTTGACGTAGCTGCCGCCGGGAGTCGCGGGAAGACCATTGGCGAATTGCTCCAGGATTCCATTTGGATAGCTCCCGCTGTAATGCGCAGGGTCAATGAATGTGATGCTCATTTAATCCCCTTCCTTATGTCTTTTTCAACCCATTTGATATATTTGTCACGGTTCTCCTTGAAGGGGGTCTCCAGGAACTTTGCTTGGCCGTCGGTATGGTGAAAGTCGGTCCGCTCATGCTGGATTATCGCGTAAGAGACCGCCTCAGCGCCGGATTCGACTATCTCTTTAAGCTTGGCCATGCGCTTCTTTTTACTTTTCCCGGCGGCTCGGGATTCCACGGTGGCATTGAATCCCACCGTTGCGGATATCTTATTCGTGCCTTCGCCTTCAAATTTAGTATATGCGGATTCACGTAAATGCCCAGTTTCCTTAGGCGCTAATCTCTGTGCTTTGCCTTGCAAATCCAAGGCGATATCGTGCATGGCCTTTTCGGTGACGAAGCCGATGCGCTCAAGGGCAGCATTGAATCCGGCTTGGACTTTCTCGATACCCGTAACCTCGAAGCTCATTGGCAGACCGCCTTCCTGTATAGGGCAACACCGTTTATATCGGCGTGCTCCTCTACCGCGATGACGATATGCTCGATACCGGAATAGCTGATTTTATCGTCAACGTTCACGGTAACCAGCGGGGAGAAGATGAACTCGGTGGTGCTTATGACCTGCTGCCCCCGGCTGTCGGTAACCAGCTTTTTCCTGAAAATCACCCTGGCGGGCATTACCGCGCCTGCGGCATAGCCGGGCTCGCCGTAAACGTTTGAACCCGTCCTGCCGTAAAGCGTGACCGACTGGTTCAGGTAATTGTCAATCACAGCTCTCCCCACCCGTATAAGTCATAGCGGTAGGGCTTGAACCATTCGGAGTCTTTATTCCCCACGATTATCCTCCCGGTCTTCCTGACCATCCACTTATCCAGCAGCGCGGTGGCTTTAGGGCAGAGGAAAGCGCTCTTGACCGGAGCCATGGTCTCCCTCACGTCGCCCACCCACAAATCCTTTACCCCTTCCGCCTGAAGCTGCTGGCGCGCGCTCCTGCCCTGCCGGGTCTGGTTGAGATAAATGAACAGCGCCTGTTCGCAGCAGGCTTCCTGGACTTCGCGGGGGATAACTGAAAAATCGTCCTGAAGGCTTCTAGGAAATTGCAAACTTTGGTTGTAATAAAGTTTTTCATAGCAGAACCTGTGTAAATCAATCTCCGCGGTGGCCTGGATTAGGCATTTCTCGCCCGCCGCTTGGTCGGTAGTCCAGCTTGAGCCGTAAGGCAGCTTGCCGAAATAGGTGTTGGCGTCGGTCCAGGATATGTAGCTGTTGCTGTCCGTTGCGCCTACCGTTGCCTTAATAATGCTGGTATAGGGAGTCGGCATTATTTTCTGCCTTTAGCTTTAGGCTTTGCCGCCGGAGAGGGCTTGGCAGGTTCCGGCTTTATCTCCGGTTCGGGAGCTGCATGTTTGGCGGGCTTGTCCTCGGGTATAATATCGACAAGATTATTGGCCAGCAGGCGCTGGGCGGTCTTCTCGTCGACTTCCTTGATTTCGCCCTGATTGACGAACTCGTTCTCGACCCCGAAACCGTAAGTCTGGTATCTGAACTTTACTTTCATTTTACACCTCTTGAAGCGTAATGGGCCGGAATGACCCGGCCCTTGCGCCGTTTAATTTAAAATCTGCTGCCTGCGGAATTGTCGATATCGGCATTGGTGACTGCCGAAGTCGCTTCCAGAATGGCGTCCGCATCGGTCAGACCGAATAGGTTTGCAACAACGATGTTATCCGCATCGGGGGTAGGTCTGGTGCAGGGGGTCGCGCCCAAAGCGATAGGTGTGGATTCCTTTATGCTCACCGTGCCGGTGGTCTTGGCAATCTGCACTATTGCGGTTTTCTTGTTTCCGGCAGTAGCCGCGGTAATTGCCAGGCCGTCAGTGGTCTTGGCTTCGGTGTATTTAAGCACCCCGTCAATCTTACTGAAGCCCGCGCTGTGGTTAATGTTAAGGTCCGGCGTGCCCTTTGCCACGACATAAAGCCCTTCCTGGACCTTATTGTCGGTATATGCCGCAAGGTCAGATGTCTGGACTATATCGGCCTTTGCGATGCCGCTGTCCTTCAGTTCCCCGGCAATGCCGTTAAAGGCGGGAATATTGTCCGCAACGGACGGGTTAACAATAAGATTGCCTAAATCGCTTTTGCTCAACCCTGAATCTTTCTGCCCTCCGGCAACATCCGAGAACGCCACGAAATTATCGATAACGCTCGGGTTTACCAGCGCGGGCGCGCCGGCTTCCGCGGCAGTAACAGAATGAGGATTGCCGGTGGTGGTCCCGATATGGCTCTGAATGGCGGCATCTGCCGGTTCGAAATCGGCAGGCTTTGCTCCGCTGTCCGCCTGGTCCCCGGTTACGCTGGAGAAGGAAACAAAGTTTCCCACCACGCTGGTGCCTACCTTTGCGGGGCAGGGGCCTGCAGCTTCAACATCAGCCGGGTTGCTGCCGGACTCCGCCTGGTCACCGGTTACGCTCGAGAACGCCACCAGATTGCCCACGACCGAAGTCCCCACTTTGTCGGGCTTGCCGTCGCAGTGTCCGTCCACCTCGTTGACTGCCGACACCAAGTCGGAAGTGGCCGAAGTGGTCAAAGACCCCAGGGTGCCTATTGCGGCATTCACGTTTGAAAGCAGATTGGCCGCGGTAATCTTTTTCTCCGCGGCGGCGTCCGCATCATAAATCAGCAGCTCGTCGCCGGAAGCCGGCGCGGCCGAAAGCTCGGTCAGCTCGTGGATGTTCTCGCCTTCAGGCAGCTCGTAAGTCCAGCCGCCGATAATCTTCTGCACCCTCTTGGTCTCGCCCGCGAGCGGGAACACCGCAACCTCGTAAAGGGTCCCGTGAGTCAATCCGGAGGGCGGGGTGAAGTTGCCGTCCGCATCCGTGTCGGCATATTTCAGCCCGGAGAAAGTGCTGATAAGCTGCCCGTCGTGGTAAGTCCCCTCGGTTGCGAACACCAGCCTGGCGGTATCCAGATTGCCGATATCGGCCTTGTTTTTAGCCCATAGTTGTTTTCCCATTTATTTCACCTGCTTTTCTTTGAAATTTTAAGTGGGGCAGAAGCCTTTGCAAGCCCCTGCCCCTGAACCCCTGAGTTTAGATATTGATGACCGCGGCGAAAGCGAATTTCGCGCTGGCGGTCTGCTGCAAGGCGAAGGAAACCGATTTCTCGCCTCTGATGGCGGTCAAGTTGTTCTCGAACATGCTCACCAGGTTGCCGTCGATGGTGATGGTCGCTTCCTCTGAAGCCCGGAGGTCTATCAGGTCGGTATCGCCGAACTCCGCCTGGTCGAACTGGCCCATGAGGATGGCTGTCTTGGAGCCGCCCCCCAGCGCGCCGTCGGTGCCCAGGGTCTTGGGAACCTGGCGGGTCCAGTAGATGGGAACGCCGTAGAGAGTGTCGGCAATCTTGCGTTCCACGTCGCCCAGCATAAGGATGGGCCTGCCGTAGTCGTCGCGCAGGTTGCGCAGCTTGGCTTTCACGGTGGGATGGGTCACGAAGCCGGTCACTTCGTAGCCGTTGTCCTCCACCAGCCCCATGGCGTTGGAGATGTCGATGACCGGGTCGGCTCCGGCGCCCCAGGCAACGGTCTTGCTGAGCGCCAGGACTTTCTGGTACACGCCCAGATCCGGGAAGGGGGAATCGGAATCGAAGCCCAGGAAGGTCAAATCCTCCCGGCGGGCCAGCGACTTGGCTATGCTCTGCTTCACGAACTCGGTCGCTCTTATGACCGCGTCGCGGATGAATTCGTTGTTCATGGGAACGATGGAAGTCAATTTCTCCGGCTTCAGCAGGATGGAAGAGAAGCTGTGCCCGGCTTTGTGCTTGGGCGCGCCCTGGCTGGTCCACGCGGTGGAAGGGCCTTCGTCCTCGCGCGCTATCCTGATGCCCGCCCCGGGGACTCTCCCGGGGTATCTGCTCATGAGTTTTCTTGCGACCGAATAATTGTCCATAACGGGGATAATCATGTCGGCCAGCTGCTGCTGGGTCAAAGCACCGCCGGCAGCGTCGGTTATGGTACTTAAAGGGATTTGTTCTGACATTTCATTGCCTCCTAAATTTTATTTTTTACCGTCCGGCTCCGAACAGGTGGGCCGCCAAAGCGACATCGCCCTCTTCGGCATTTTTCTGCGGCGGGTTCATGGCCCCGCCGATATTTGCGGGCCTGCCCTTTCCTGCCAAGTAAGGCTTGGCTTTCAAGAGCGCCTGCAGGGATGATTCGAGCGCCTTGCGGTCGAAACTGTCGTTATCGTCCACGTCCAGGTCCAGGCTGATGAGCTTGATGGCGTCCTCCGGGTCGTTGAAACCCAGCTTCTGCGCCGTGAGCTTGGCTTC